TTACTGGCACACTAGGTGTTCCAAGAGGTGGTACAGGTGCAGGTTCATTTACTGCTGGTCAAATTATTGTTGGTAACGGCACAGGCGCTCTGACACAAATCGCTAACGTAACACCAACACTAACTGGCGGTCTTGCTGCTGGTAACACAATTACATCCATTACATTTGATGCATATGGTCGTGTATCGGCATATACTGGTGCATTAATCTCTGGTCTTACTGTATCACAAGGCGGTACAGGACTTTCAACTGCAACCACAAACGGTATTGTATTTGGTAACGGAACAGGTGCCTTAGGTGTTACTGCTCTTGCTGGTTCAGGTTCAGACCAAACATGGTCAAATCAAATTCTTACAGTAACCAATGCTGGTGTTCCAGTTTGGTCGTCTGCAATGGATGGAGGTCAGTTCTAAATACTTTGTAATGTTTTTATAATAGGAGTTTGAAATGGGTAATGAAAAGTATATTAATTATTATATTGAAATATTGAGTGCAACATTAAATGATACAGTATTACGAAATGTTTCTTTACAGGCTAATGCCAAAGTTACTGAAGAAATAATTGGAGAACAAGAGCAGACAATTCAAAGGTTACAAAGTATCGTTGAACAAAACGAACAAAATGGTAATCAAACAGTTGTAGACCTTGAGAAAACAATTAAAGAACTCAGAGATGATTTGGCAAATGTTAACAAGTTGCGTGGTGAGTATGAGTCAGTAAAAAGTCAAGCGCAGCACGTTGACACATTTAGAAATGAATTGTTGAAGGCTCGTAAAGAAACGGAAGATGTTCGTGCGGAGTATGAGGCAAGAATATCTGAACTAAATGATAAAATTGAATATTTGCAATTAACTCCTGCCAAGCGAAAAAAAGTGGATGAGGCTAAAGCAGTAGCATTAGGCGGTGAATCTCCTAGTGTTCTACCTTTAGTAGACGAAACAACGAAAGATGGCGGAAGTTTTTAAATAAATGGCAATTGCAAATACAACAATCCAGATTAAAAAATCGGTAGTTTCTGGTAATACACCATCGTCTTTGGCGAATGGTGAGATTGCTATTAACTCTGCCGATGGAAAGTTGTTTTATCGGACTCCATCCGGTTCTATTGCATCAATCTCTCAAGCACTTTCTTTTGCAACAGTTAATGCTAACTCGTCATTAATTCTTGCAACAACTTCTACCGATACACTTAGTTTTGCAGCTGCAAATGGTATTAGTATTGTTGCAAATACCACATCTAAAGTTATCACGATTGGTGATGCAGCAACACAAAACTTAGCAAACTCTAAGACACAAACTTATTACCAAAACAATTCACCATCAGCACCTAACCCTAATGATTTCTGGTTAGCAAACACCGGTGTTCTATATGAGAATTTTGGTAATACAACCAATCCTGTATGGGCAGAAGTTGGACCAACAGGAACATTAATAAACACGGCACCTGGTATAGTTAGTGCTACATCGTTAAATGTTTCGTATTTTCCTACAAGCACAATTGGTTCTGCAATACAAGTAACCGCAGCCAATACAATTGGTGGCACAGGTTATGGCGATTTTATACGAGCTACAAATGGTTCTGGTAATGCAACCAACCCAAATAAAACATTTCGTTTAAATTCAACAGGTGGATTTGAAATCATCAATAGTGCTTATACTGCAACACTATTGACATTAGATGATTCTGGTAACTTAGCACTTGCAGGTAATGTAACAATGGCTGGTGCTCAAGCAGGTTATTCAGTAAACCGTCCTGCGTTCCGTGTTTATGGTGCAAACACCACTAATGCTTTGACAACAACACAAAACGGTACTGGTCAATTAAATTATAACAATTGGGCACTTGATTATAACCAAGGTGGTTATCTAAACTACACGGGTGGAACATTTACTGCGCCTTTTGCAGGTTTATATCAAATTAATTTAGTTTGTAGGAATGCTGGTAATGCTAGTAGCTCACAATTAATTTGTTATAAAAATGGTAGCACCGTGATGACAATGATAGAATTTGCTGGAAGCAGTACCATGAATCATACCGGTTCATCTACTGTTGCCAAATTAGCTGCAGGCGATACTCTTGTTATTAAAGTCGTATTAGGCACAATCACATTTGACGGCAACGACAACTGGTCTGTGGCCTACCTAGGATAACATATGGCAATCATTAACTTTCCTACCTCACCTGCACTATATCAGACCTTCACTTTAGGCACCAAAACTTGGATTTGGAATGGTTACGCATGGGATTTACAATTAGCTAACACTTCTACATTGTTAGCAAATACCGGTTCGCAGATTACCGTCAACGGCAATTCAATTGTTTATATTGCAAATACACTAACATCTACATCAAATGCTACTGGTGCTTTAAGGATTGCAGGCGGTGTTGGTGTTCAAGGTAACGTATACGCATCAAATGTATATGTTTTAAATGATGTAATTGCTGGTTTACAAGATGGAACTGCATTGGGTGGTGCAACAAACCCAATCATTGCATCTATTGGTAACAATAATAATTATGTTCAATCATATATTATTAACTACTCAAATAGTGGAAATTCATCTGCTGACTTTGTAGCTTATCCAAATAACGGACAAGATTCCTCTGGTTGGGTTGACATGGGTATTACTGCCCAAACCTACAACCAGTTAGTTTATTCTTCAACAGGACCTAATGAAGGTTACCTGTTTATGTCTGCACCTGTTGGTTCAAGCACATCAGGTAACTTAGTGATTGCAACAGACGTTACTGGCACATATAACTCAATTGAATTCTACACCGGTGGATTCCAAAAAACAAAAGGTACCGCAAACGTAGTTATTACCACAACTACAAACTCATCAAGCAATACAACAGGAACATTGGTTGTTAAAGGTGGTATTGGTGCAACAGGTAACGTATATTCTGATAAGATTTACACTAACGGACTTTACTATGCGGCCAATGGTAACCCAATATCAACTGGTGGTGGTTCAGTAACACTTAGTGATTCTATTACATCAAACTCATCTGCTAATGCCGCAACATCCAATGCGGTTTACATCGCTGTTTCTACTGCTCTGGCCTTCTCCATAGCACTAGGATAAATAGACGATAAGAGGATAATATGTCAACAATAACTAAAAGAAGCGACTTTACAGATTACTGCCTTCGTAGATTAGGCGCACCGGTCATTGACATCAACGTTGATGATGACCAAGTGCAAGACCGTATTGATGATGCTTTGCAATATTGGCAAGATTATCACTTTGATGGTCTACAAAAGGTATACTATATTAAGGCATTGTTACCAGGAGATATCAATCAAAGATACCTAGACCTAAGTGGTTCTACCGATGCACAAGGCAATCCGATGGAGATTGTTGGTGTTACTCGCATATTTCCGGTATCGGACTCTCAGGCAACTGTCAATATGTTTGACCTAAGATATCAGTTGCGCTTAAATGAACTCTACGACTTCACCTCCGCCTCATACATCAATTATACCTTGACACAACAGCATTTGCGTTCACTGGAGATTATGTTCACTGGAGAAGTTCCTATTCGTTTCCAAAGACATATGCAAAGATTGTATATTGATTGGGCATGGGGAGCACAAGAAGCACCAGTTGGTACTGTGGTAGTGGCAGAATGTTATGCTGCCATTAATCCTGACGTATACCAAAAAGTTTGGAATGACCGTTGGTTAAAAGAGTATGCAACGGCACTCATTAAAAGAACTTGGGGTAACAATATTAAAAAGTTTGCTGGCCTACAATTACCTGGCGGTGTATCACTTAATGGTGATAAAATCTACCAAGAAGCAACAGAAGAAATAGAACGCCTTGAAAAGGAAATGGAGAATAATTACGGAGCGCCGTTAGAATTCTTTCTTAACTAATTCATAAAAAACTCTAGATGTATAAATATGGTATAATGGAGATTCTTATGAAACATAAACATCACATATTACCAAAACACGCAGGTGGGAGTGACGATAGTTATAATATTGTTGAATTAACAATAGAAGAACACGCTGAAGAACATAGAAAATTATACGAACAATATGGCAAAATTGAAGATTACTGTGCTTGGCAAGGTCTTATTGGTTCTATGAATAAACAAGATATTTTTTTAAAATTGATGAACTCTGAAGAAATAAAAGAAAAAATATCTAAAGGAACAAAAGAATACTGGAATAATCTACCAGAAGAAATTAAAATAAAAAGAAAAAATCAGTTTTTAGAAGCAAGAAAGTTAGGTTATAAAACAGCAGCTAAAGGTAAAAATTGGAAACTTTCAGAAGAAACTAAGAAAAAACAAAGTAAACCAAAATCTGAAAATCATTGTGAAAATATAAAATTAAATCATGCGGATTTTTCGGGTGTTAATAATCCAAGTTATGGAACAATTTGGATAACAGACGACATAGTATCGGTAAAAATAAATAAAATGGATACTATACCTGAAGGATGGAGAAAAGGCCGTGCATTTAAACCAAGAAAATCAAAAGTAAAAAAGTAAAATGGCCACCTCACAATATTTCTCACAATACAACAATAAGGGTGAACAGAACCTTATTGAGGACATCATCGTAGAATCCATTAAGATAATGGGTGTAGATGTTTATTATCTACCAAATGATAATGATGCTGCCAGAGATTTACTCTTTGGTGAGGATCCAGTCAAAAAATTCCAATCAGCATTTCAAATTGAAATTTATCCAAACAATGTTATGGAGTATGGTGGTGAGAAAGAGTTCTTCTCTAAGTTTGGTTTAGAAATCAAAAATCAAATGACCATCACCATGTCTAAGAGGTCATTTTCACAAAGAGTACCACAAAATACTTTCACAAGACCCCGTGAAGGTGATTTGATTTATATTCCATTTTTGAATGGAACAGGTGAATTGTATGAAATTAAATTCACAAATCAATCAAAAGACTTCTTTATGTTAGGCAGAAAAGTTCCATATTTCTACGAATTGGAACTTGAGAAATTCAGATATTCACAAGAAGTTATATCTACTGGTATTGCCGATATTGATGCAGTTGTTACCGACTCAGCTTACACATTGCACCTAAATGTTGGTGCAGGAACAGGCACCTATGCACTCAACGAAATCGTATTCCAATCCAATGATTCAACATACGGAAATGCTCATACTGTTGCTGTTGTTCAATCGTGGATTCCTTCTTCTAACACTCTGTCTGTGTCCAACATTGCCGGCGAGTTTATTGATGGTCAGTCAGTCATTGGCCAAACTTCAAGAGCTCACTACACATTAACTACTTTTGACCCGTTGAATAATCCGGCAAACAAAGAAGTTTACGACAATTCTTATATTCATTCTTCAGCAAATAACATTATTGATTTGTCTGAAGCTAATCCGTTTGGAAGTATATAATGTCTACTAACACATATTATCCTCGCATCATTCGTAAGATGGTAGTAGGTTTTGGTAACCTATTCAATGACATTACTTTAGTTCGTTATAATGCCAATAATACAGAAGCGGAACGATTTGTTGTGCCTATTGCTTATGCACCAAAAGAATTGTATGTGGCAAGGTTAGAAGGTGATTACAACTTAGACAAAAAAGTTCAGATGACTTTAC